GAGATATCACAAATGGCATCCACACAACTTTCACCAGGAGTTGTCGTACTTGAAAGAGATCTGACCAACGTAGTTAACGCAACAGTAGATAATATTGCTGCTATCGTTGGATCGTTTGAAAAAGGACCTGTAGAGCAGGTAACTAGTGTAACTAGTGAAAAAGAATTACTTTCAATTTTCGGCAAACCTACTGATTATAACTACGAGTACTGGTTCAGTGCTGCACAATTTTTACTTTACGGAGGTACAGTAAAGATTATTCGTGCGATGAATGATTCGCTGAAAAACGCAATTGATACCGCACAGTATACTGTTTCTACGTTTAGTGCATCTGACACAGTTCTAACAGTTGCTTCATCAACTGACTTTGACGTTAGTGATGTCCTCCTAATCGATGCTGAATTAGTAACTATCTCTAGTGTTTCTGGTAACGACGTTACTGTTACTCGTGGACAACTAGCAACTTCTGCTGTATCTCACGCTGCTGCTACTTCAATCACATTGATTGAGACTGCTGGTACTGATACAACTATTAGTGAAGGTGGTACTTATAGTGATAGTGATACAACTCTTACTGTTGCATCTGCTGCTGCTCTTGGTGCAGGTACTAACTCCTACATTAGAATCGACGATGAGATCCTTCAGGTATCTTCTATCGCTGGTAACGATCTAACTGTGGTACGTGCTCAGCTAGGAACAACTGCTGCTTCACACGCAAACAACACTGCTGTTTATCTACAGACTGTTACAACTAACAAGACTGAGATTAACGAGACAACCGCAACTGGTGTTTCTGCTCCTCTTATCAAGAATATTGATACATACGAGGCAAACGTAGAGACTGCTGCTAACAACTGGAAGTGGGGTGCTAAGACTGCTGGATCTCATGGTAACTCAATTCGTGTTATCGTAACAGACGCTGGTCCTGATCAGGTACTATACCTTGCACAACCAACTGCTGCTGAGTGGGAATTCACAAACAATGCGGAAGTTTCCTTCTCTGGTGCAAACATCTACGGTAAGGTTTACGACTACTCCGTAATCATCACCTTCAAGGATAACTCAAACCTAGTTGGATCTTTTGAGAAAGACAACTATATCACTGCTGTTAGTGGTGGTGTTACAGGTCGTGTTGTTGCTTGGGACGCAGAGAATCGTAAGTTAGAATTAACTATCGATACTACATCTACTGACTTCCTTGAAGTTGGAGACGTTATCTCTGAGTTAGCAAACAACTCTAATACACCTGGTGCTGCTACTGGTGACACAGGAGAGATTGAATCACTCAACCGTGAATTACGTGTTGCATTGAATCAAGGATCACCTAACTTCCAAGCAAACCAGAATGTAACAGACGCAAACGCTGCTTCAGTTTCTATCTCTAACGTAGAGTCTGACTATGAGTCAAGACTATATGGAGATGGTACTAAGTGGATTAACGTCGCAGCAAGACCTACAACTTCCGCATGGGTTGCGGACAGAGGCGGTCACAATGACCTAATGCACATCTTGGTTATTGATGGAGACGGTAAGATCACAGGTACACCTAATTCCGTACTTGAAAAGCATCTTAATGTTTCTAAAGCAATCGATGCTAAGTCACCTCAAGGTGATAACATCTACTATAAGGACGTAGTTAAAACTTATTCCGAGTATCTATACTGGGGAAGTCATGAGACTGCTAACATCTATGATAAGACCACTACTGTAAGTGGAGTCATAGGTACATCTGGTATCAACAGAGAATTTGATATCATTAAGGCATCTAATGCACTTAACAACCTAGATGATCCAACAGGATTGAATCCTCTAGCAGTACCTCTACTTGGTACAAAGAATCGTGCAACATTACGCTACTCACTACAAGGTGGAGTAGATGGTTACACTATTGCACGTCCTGACATACTTGGTGCATACGATCTATTCGCAGACGCTGAGACTGTAGACATTGATTACCTACTAATGGGTCCATCCATGAGTGGTATTGATGATACAATCGCTAAGGCACAGCATGTAATTTCTATTGCTTCTTCACGTAAGGATTGTATTGCATTCGTCTCACCTTATCGTGGTGATGTAATTGGTCAAGCAAAGACCTCTACTATTGTCCAACGCACAGTTAACTACTTTGATCAATTAAGTAGTACTTCTTATGCGGTATTTGACAATAACTACAAATACATCTATGATAAGTATAGCGACAAGTATCGTTATATCCCATGTAATGCTGACGTTGCTGGATTAACACTATCCACAACACTACAGCAAGAGCCTTGGTATTCTCCTGCTGGCTTCAATAGAGGACAGTTGAGAAATGCAATTAAACTTGCTTACTCACCTCTAAAGGATCACAGAGATACCCTTTATGCTTCACGTGTTAACCCAATCGTAGCTTTCCCTGGACAAGGTATTGTCCTCTTCGGTGACAAGACTGCATTGAGTTATGTTTCTGCCTTCGACAGAATTAACGTAAGACGTTTATTCCTAGTGATGGAAGAAGCAATTTCTGAAGCAGCAAAGACCCAACTATTCGAGTTGAATGACGAGTTTACTCGCCAGCAATTTAAGAACATTGTTGAGCCTTACCTACGCAGTGTCCAATCACGACGTGGTATTGTTGACTTCCTCGTAGTCTGCGACGGAACAAACAACCCTGCTGAGTCGATTGACCGTGGTGAATTCTATGCAGAGATATTTGTGAAACCCACAAGATCTATCAACTTCATCACATTGACCTTCACTGCAACTAGGACTGGAGCAAGCTTCAGTGAGCTAGTATCGTAATGAGTAAACCGTGGCATGACTTCATGCTCAACCTCAAATAGGAGACAATACTAATGTCAGCATTCGACAGCCAGACTTATCCTGGTCAGTCTGAAGGAAAACAAATAAACGCTCCAATCCTAGATTTTAGAAATAGGATTGGAGATTTAGCCCGCCCTAACCTGTTTCAGGTTGAAGTAGGATTCCCTCAGATAGTAGACAATGGTACACCTCAGTCAGGTGCTACCCCTGGATCACAAGAGCAACGTGGAGAGGAAAGTGCGGGAGCATCTCGTGCTGGATCTGGTGCATCCTCTGGATCACTAGCTACTTTCCTAGTTAAAGCAGCAAACATACCAGCTTCTACAGTTGGAGTAATCGAAGTACCCTACAGAGGTAGGACACTTAAGATTGCTGGAGACAGAACCTTTGAGCCATGGACTATTACAGTTCTTAATGACAAAGGATTTGCACTTCGCTCTAAGTTTGAAGAATGGTCTACTAAGATCCAAGCTCTTCATCAAAACTTACAAGAGCCTCGTGTTATCGCAGAGTATCAGTCTGATGCTTTGGTAAGACAATACGACAGACAAGGTGCAGTGGTTAGATCTTACAAGTTTGTAGGAATTTGGCCCTCAACAATCTCCGCTATTGATCTAGCATGGGATAGCAACGATACTCCAGAAGAGTATACAGTTGAATTCCAAGTTCAGTACTGGACATACGCAAATGATGCTAACGCAGGTAACGCAGTTTCACTAACTGGAACCTAACTAAATACTTTATAATGAAAAGGAAGGACAACTAAATGTCACAACTATTTGGTTATTCGATTGATCGGAAGAAGAAGGGTCAAAAAGCAATTGGCCCTTCTTTTGTAACGAAAGATTCGGATGACGCAGCACAACCGATAGTTGCTGGCGGTTACTTTGGTCAATACGTTGACCTTGGTGATGCTGCCAACAAAGCGAGCGATGTAGATCTAATTGGTAGATATCGTGAGATGTCTTTGCATCCAGAAGTGGATCAAGCAATCGGTGATATAGTTGCAGAAGCAATAGCAGGTGACTTAGATGATAAGCCTGTTGAAATAGAACTCTCAAACCTTAAAGTTTCTGAGAGTGTAAAGAAAAGAATGAGAGAAGAGTTTGATAATGTATTATCATTACTAGACTTTGATCGTAAAGCATATGATATCTTCCGTAGGTGGTACATCGACGGAAGACTTTTTTATCATAAGATGATTAACCCTGACAATCCTCAAGAAGGAATGACAGAGTTGAGATACATTGATCCTAGAAAGATTAAAAAGGTTATCGAATATGATAAACCAAAGGATCGTGTGTCACCTGCTGACCCAGAAGTTAACACACTAGTACCTAAGAGTGTAGAGTACTTCATTTATTCACCTAAGGGGTTACGTGGGTATGAGAATAGGGGAATAAAAATTGCACCTGATGCTATTTGTTTTGTACACTCAGGTCAATTAGATATGCAACGCAACTATGTGTTGTCACATCTTCACAAAGCTATTAAAGCAACTAACCAGTTGAGAATGATAGAAGATTCACTGGTTATCTACCGCATGTCACGTGCACCAGAGAGAAGAATCTTCTACATAGATGTGGGTAATTTACCCAAGCAGAAAGCAGAGCAGTACCTACGTGAGGTAATGTCTCGCTATAGAAATAAGTTAGTATATAACGCAGATACAGGAGAGATAAGAGATGACAAGAAGTTCATGTCAATGCTCGAAGACTTCTGGTTACCAAGAAGGGAAGGCGGTAGAGGAACTGAAATCTCTACGCTCCCAGGTGGACAGAATCTTGGAGAACTTGAGGACATCAAGTACTTCCAGAAGAAACTTTACCGAGCACTAAACGTACCAGAGTCACGTCTGGAATCTGATAGTTCATTTAACGTAGGTAGGTCCGCAGAGATCACACGTGATGAAGTAAAATTCCAGAAGTTTATTGCAAGACTCCGTAAGAGATTCTCTGATATCTTCAACGATCTTCTTAAGACACAGTTGGTACTCAAGGGTGTCTTAACTTTAGAAGAATGGGATGATGCAAAGGAACATATCCAGTATGATTTCGTTGCTGATAACTATTTCTCTGAGTTGAAAGAGCAAGAGATGATGAATGAGCGTATGGCTCTCGTCGCTCAAATGGATCCTTTCGCTGGTAAATACTTCTCACTTGAATACATGCGTCGTCAGATATTACGTCAGACTGATGAAGAGTTCAATGAGATACAAAGTCAGATGGAGACTGAGATCTCAGAGGGTAAGTTAGTAGATCCTGTAGAGATGCAGAAGCTAGAACTTGCACAAATGGAGATGTCTTTGATGCCCCCAGAACCTGATCCTGCGGAAGCTGGTATCAGTGATGCGGACTACAAAAAAGGAAACATCTAAATAATATTATAACTAATGTATAATTATGCCTACTGAAGTTGCAAGAGATATAGTAAACGCACTGTTTGCTGGACAGAAAGATCTGTCCGATTACGTTGTACAGGGTATGAATGCGAAAGCAGTCGATGCCATTGATGCACACAAGAAGGAGGTTGGAAAGCAGATCTTTAAACCACAGGAAGACGGTCCTGAAAACACCGAGCAACCTGAAGATGCTGCACCTGAAACCCCTGAAGCTTCAGCTGAAACTGAAAACGAAACCGAGGAACCAAAAAATGAAACTGATCAGGGAGGAGATTGAAACCGCTAAAGTAACAATCACCGAAGGTAAGAATGGTAAGAAAAACCATTTTATCGAGGGTGTATTTTTGCAGGGGGAAATCAAAAACCGCAATGGTCGGATGTATCCTATCTCGACTTTGCAGCGTGAAGCAAAGAACTACAACACTAAGTACATCGAGAAAGG